AAGTAAATAGGAGAACATACGAAGATGACAAGAAGTCTAACGACAGCAGTAAAGAACGAACTAGCAACAAATGATATTAGACCAATACATCTTATCACGATTGGTTTTTCGACTCCTGTAAATCTTACTGATAATTCATTTTCTTTAACATCATCAGTATCAGGTTCTAGTGTTACATACACAGCATCAGATTTTATTTTAAGTGTTTCTAATTTTACAGAAGAAACAGATATTACTAAAACAAGTTTAGTTTTAAGTTTATCAGGTGCAGACCAAACTTTTATTTCAACAGTATTAGGAGAAAATGTAACTAATGATTCTATTACTATTTTTAGAGGTTTATTAAGTAATGGTAATCAATTAATTGCTGATCCTTTTCTTTTATATAAAGGAAATATTGAAAGCTTTAATGTTTCAGAATCAGAAAAATCAAGTGTATTAAATTTATCTGTTGTATCTCATTGGGCAGACTTTGATAAAAAGAACGGAAGAAAAACAAATAATACATCACAACAAAGATTCTTTAGTACAGATGTTGGAATGGATTTTTCAAGTCAAACTGTATTAGATATTAAATGGGGTAGAGCATAATGGGTTTGGGAAGTATAGGTGGATTTGTTAGATCAGCAGTAAGTGCTGGAACAAAAATATTAACAGGTGGTAAAGGAATTAATCCTGTTGTTGCTTTAGTTGCAACAATAGCTATTTCTTGGATATTTAGACCTAAGAAACCTGAAATACCTGATTTCGGAACTTCAGCTTACGAAGATTTTGAAAAAGGTGTTCTATTAAATAAACAATCTAATGACGCAAGTATTCCTGTTGTATATGGAGAAAGATTAATTGGTGGTACTAGAGTCTTTGTAGAAACATCAGGAACAGATAACACTTATCTTTACATTTGTTTAGTTTTAAGTGAGGGAGAAATAAATGATATAACTGAAATTAGAATAGATGATAAAGTTGTTACTTGGGCAAGTGATTTAGCAGATAATACAGCAGTTGAAGTTAATAGTTCAGATAGTAATTTTTATAAAGATTCAGAAAGTCTAATTAGAGTAGAACCTCACTATGGTTCAGACGGACAATCAGCTTCAACATTATTATCTACATTATCATCTTGGGGAAGTAATCATAAACTATCAGGTCTAGCTTATCTTGCTATTCGGTTTAAATGGAATCAAGATGTATTTGCTGGAGTTCCAAAAATACAAGCAAAAGTACAAGGTAAAAAAGTTGTAACTTTAGCATCTAATTTATCTGAACAAACTGCTAGTTTTTCAACAAACCCAGCATTTTGCTTATTAGATTATTTAAGAAATACAAGATATGGAAAAGGATTAACAACAAGTGAAATAGATTTACAAAGTTTTTATGATGCTTCACAAGTTTGCGTTACGCAAGTTACACCCTATTCAGGTGGGTCAGATATAAATATATTTGATACTAATACAGCAGTTGATACATCTTCATCTATTATTGATAATGTAAGAGAGTTCTTAAAAGGTTGTCGAGGTTACTTACCTTATAGTGCTGGTAAATATCAATTAATTATAGAAACAACAGGTAGTGCTTCAATTACATTAACTGAAGATAATATTGTTGGTGGATATAATTTATCAAGCCCTGATAAAAATAGTAAATTCAATAGAGTTATATGTAGCTTTGTAAATCCTGATAGAAACTTTCAAATAGACGAAGTACAATTTCCACCTATTGATGATTCAGGATTACCAAGTGCAGATAGACACGCAACAATGAAAACTGCTGATGGTGGTTTTTTACTAGAGGGTAGATTTGATTTTAAAACTATTACTTCTCCATATCAAGCTGAAGAAATGGCAGAAATTATATTAAGAAGAAGTAGAGATGCTTTAAGTTTGAGTATCAATGTAGCTTTTAATTCTTATGATTTAGCAATAGGAGATATAGTAAATATTACACATAGTTCATTAGGATTTTCAGCTAAACCCTTTAGAGTTTTAAGTATGACTTTTAACGAAGATTTTACAGTAGGATTAAATTTAGTAGAACACCAAGATTCCCATTATAGCTTTGCTTCTAAAACACAAGCAACAGCAGTTCCTAGTACAACACTTCCAAATCCATTTACTGTTCAACCACCAGCAAGTGTAACTTTAACTGACCAATTAATACAATATAATGAAACACCTCTAACAGCTTTAGATATTGCTATTGGTGCTTCACCTGATAGTTTTGTTGATTATTACCAAGTAGAATATAAGCTTAGTACAGATTCAGATTTTATTATTCACTCACAAGGTTCAGGATTATTTCAAAGAGTATTAAATGTAATAGATGAATCTACATATGATGTTAGAGTTAAAGCAGTATCATCATTTGGAAGTTCATCAAGTTATGTAACAGCACAAAGAAAGATCATAGGTGCAATCGCACCCCCTAGTGACGTTGAAGATTTATCTTGCAACATATCAGGACAAGAAGCACATTTGGGTTGGACAGCTATACCTGATTTAGATTTATCACATTATAATTTAAGATATTCTACTGCAACAGATGGTTCAGCAGATTGGCAAAACTCAGTATCTTTAGTAGAAAAAATATCAAGACCAGCAACCTCTATATCTGTTCCAGCTAGGGTCGGAACATATTTAATTAAAGCAGTAGATAAATTAGGTAACTTTAGTTCTAATGCAACAGCAGTAATATCTAATGTAACATCAACACTAAATTTTAATGCAGTAACAACTCAAAGCGAAAATCCTAGTTTTGCTGGTAGTAAATCAAATCTTATTTTAACAGATAGTACATTAAGATTAGACTCATCTGAATTATTCGATAGTGCTAGTGGAAACTTTGATGATGGAACAGGATTGTTTGATTCAGGAGTACAAAGTGCTGACTTGTTTCCATCAGGAACATATGATTTTGCTAACGTCATTGATATTGGTGCAAAACACACATTAAGAGTTACAGCTTCTATTATACAAACATCAGATAACTTAGATGATGTATTTGACAGTAGATCAGGTAATTTTGATGATCAACCCTCTAACTTTGACGGAGATACACCAGCTAACTGTAACGCACATATTGAAATAGCTACATCAGATGACAATGTTACATATACAAGTTTTCAAAATTTCGTAATTGGTGATTATACTGCTAGATACTTAAAATTTAAATTAGTTATGACTTCAAGCGATTTATCGTCAACACCTGTTGTATCAGGATTATCAGTAACAGTAGATATGCCTGATAGAATATTTAGTGGTAATGATATAAGTTCAGGTGCTGGAACTAAAACAGTAACATTTACAAATCCTTACAAATCTGTTAATTATGCAGTAGGAATTACGGGTGAAAATCTTGCCACAGGAGATTTCTTTGTAGTAGAGAATAAAACTGTTAATGGATTTGACCTAACATTTAAAAATTCAAGTGGAACAAATGTATCAAGAACATTTGATTTTATTGCAAAGGGCTTTTAAAAGGAGTATAAGAAAATATGGCACAAGTATCAGACACAACATTAGCGAATCAAGGTTTTCCAGCATTTAGAGCAGAATTAAACAGTATCTTAGGTGCATTAAATTCAATGCACGTAGGCACATCAGCACCAAGTTCATTAGTAGCTGGAAGTATGTGGGTAAATTCAGGAACATCAGGATTTTTAAAAATTATGATCAATGACGGAACAGACAACATTGAATTAATGAGTATTAATATATCAACAAACGCAGTAACAAGTGCAATGTCAGTAACAGGAACAGTAACGGAATCTGACCCCAATGCTTTGCCACTTGCAATAGCATTAGGTTAAATATAAAAGGAACATATGGCAAATACATTTAAAGTAAAAACTAATGGTGCAATGCCGGCAAGTGCTGGAACACCTTTAACCCTATACACAGTACCAAGCTCAACAACTTGTGTAGTAATAGGATTAACTCTTTGTAATATTCACACAGCTTCAGTAACAGCTTCAGTACAATTAGTTTCAGACACATCAGATACAGAAACAAACGAAACAGTTTTATTAGTTAAAGACGTATCAATACCAGCTGGTTCTTCACTAGAACTTTTAACAGGTGGAAAAGTTGTTTTACAAACTACTGATATTCTAAAAGTTGATTGTTCTGTTACTGCTAAAATAGATTCAACATTATCAATCTTAGAAATAACATAGGAGTAATACATTGGCTTATATCGGCAAGAAACCAACAGATGTACCTTTAACAGCTGGTGATATTACAGATGGTACTATTTCTAATTCTAAACTAGCACAAGATATTATTTCTGCTGAAACTGCTTTAACTTCTGCACCAGCTGATACAGATGAATTTATTTTATCTGACGCTGGAACACTTAAAAGAATCGATTATAGTTTAATTAAAGGTGGTGGTGCTTTTGAACATTTAATTACAACACAAATTTCATCAGATACTGCCAATGTTACTTTTAACAATACTTATATTACAACAACATACGTTGATTATAAAATTATTATATCAGGTCTTGGCCCTAATGTTTCTGGTAATAATGCAAAACTACAAATGAACATAAGTTCTGATAATGGTTCTAATTTTTTAACAGCAAGTAATTATAACTATGGAAATGATAATGAAAGAGCAGATGGTAATTTTCAAACCCAAGAAAATCAAACTGATGATAGTTTTATTTTAAATACAAACGGAATAGGTGAAGATAGTACAGGAAGTTTTATAATAGATATATTTGACCCACTTAATGTAACTTCAGATCGTAAATATTTTCAATACTGTTCAAGGTCAATAACAAGAGATGGTGCAAGTGGTGACACAAATTCTGCAACAGGTGGTGGTATGTATAAAGATGGATTGACAACACCTTTTGATGCAATTAAATTAAGTCTTACTGCTGGAAGTTTTGACTCAGGATATTTTTCACTTTATGGAAGAAAGGTAAGTTAGGATATTAAATGGCATATATAGGTAAAGAACCAACAGTAGGAAACTTTCAAAAGTGTGATTCAATTACAGTTGTTAATGGTCAAGCTGGTTACACACTCCAAGTAGGTGGAACTGCTGTTTCCCCTGAGTCTGCAAATCATATGCTCGTATCTTTAAATGGTGTACTTCAAGCACCATCAGATTCATTTACTATATCAGGTTCAACTTTAACTTTTGCTTCTAACTTAGCAACAGGTGATGTTATAGATTTTGTTATTCTTTTAGGTAACGTATTAGATGTAGGAGTTCCAACAGACGGAACAGTAACACACGCAAAGTTTGCAACTAATACAGGTGGTGTAGTTGATTGGCAAGCTGTTGTTACAGGCAACACAAATATGGTTGTTGGTAATGGTTACTTTGTAAATACTACAAGTGGTGCAGTTACAATGACACTTCCATCTTCTGCTGTAAGAGGTGACGAAGTTTGGATAGTAGATTACGCTGGAACATTTGATACTAATAATTTAACTGTTGGCAGAAATAGTCACAAAATACAAGGAGATGCATCTGATCTTACTGTATCAACTGAACGTGCTGGTTTTACTTTAGTATATGTTGATGCTACACAAGGTTGGTTATTGCGTGATAAATAATGTCAACATACAATGCTCTTAAATATAACGTACCTTTTGCAAGTGCTGGTGGCTTAATAGCTTTATCAACTCAAACTGCAAGTTCAAGTTCATCAGTTTCATTTACATCAGGAATAGACTCTACTTATTCTGAGTATTTATTTATCTTTAATAATATCCACCCAGCGACAGATGGTGCATTTTTTCAATTTAATCTTTCTACTGATTCAGGTTCTAATTATAATGTTACAAAAACTTCTACTGCTTTTAGAAACTTTCATAATGAAGCTGATAGTCAAAATTTATTAGATTATTTAGATGGATTAGATTTAGCACAATCTACTGACTTTCAAACACTTAATGAAAATCAAGGGAATGCAGATGATGAATGTCTTAGTGGTTATCTTAATTTATTTGAACCATCAAGTTCTGTGTTTGTGAAGCATTATTTAGCAAAAGTAGAGGGTTATCAATTAAATAATGCGTCTAATGGTCAGAATACAGCTGGTTATGGTAATACGACAAGTGCAATTAATGCAGTCCAATTTAAAATGTCATCAGGCAACATAGACGCTGGCACAATCCAAATGTTTGGAGTAGTTAAATGAGTACATATACAGACATTAGATACGATTATAATTTACCTAGTGGTTTTGGTGGTAGCTTAAATTTATTAGCCACAAACACAATAACGTCAGGTGTTTCTTCTTCATCATTTACAAGTGGGATTGATAGTACATATAGGACTTATATTTTTAAATTTATTAATGTCCACCCAGCTACTGATGGTGTTGAATTTCAATTTAATGGTTCTACTGATGGTGGTTCAAATTACAATGTAACTAAAACAACCACAAAGTTTGAAGCTGGTCATAATGAAAGTGGAAGTGCATCAAATTTCAATTATGTTACTAGCCAAGATTTAGCACAATCAACTGCTTATCAAATGATTCATGGAAATATTGGTTCTGACAATGATCAATCAGGAGTTGCGATAATGTATTTGTTTTCACCGAGTTCAACTACTTTTGTTAAACATTTTTTATCAGTAAATCAAAGATGTAATTCAAATGAATACACAATAAATAGTTACTTAGGTGGATATTTTAATACT